ATTGCGTTTCCTGACAAAGTGCCAAACGCTTTTCCTAATTCACCATCGGTTATATCTTTTATGACTCCTTCGCCCCTCATAGATTTAGACGCGGTAGCGTTGTTAAGGTATGCTGCTATTGCTAAACCCGACGCCATACCAGTTACGCTTGGGTGAGGTAATGATTTTTTCATTCTTTTAACTCCATTTTTAGAGGGTTTACGGGCTGGGGATCTCTTTCGAGTTGAACGGTTAGAACGTGAGCGCCCCTTAGCTGCTTGATACCTTGCTTTAGAGATAAGTTTATTATCTTTAAAATACATCATGCGGCCATTCTTAGCTCTCTTCGCCCGTAATACCATACAACCCCATAGGTTTAGTTACTTAAACTTATCAGCTAAAAAGTTTAATTGTCTTTCTTTTAACTCTAATTTATTTAAGATCTCTTCATCTATTTCAATTATTAAAACTGTTTTATGGGCTAAACCTAAACAATCAGAACAATAACCGGTCACTTTTCGACTTGGAGGGGCGCGTACTTCCTTACCACACCCTCCTTTACAGTCTATTTTTGGCATCTTTGGCATCCGAACTTATCAGATCCCTTTATTGCTATTGGCAAATTGCCCTCTATGACGTTGTTATGCCTGTCCATGGCTGGCCTATGGTAGCCTTCTTTACATTCTGAACAGTTCTTATACTTAATAACTCTATTACAATCTTCGCATACAATTCCAAACATTGAATTACCTATATTTCGACCATAACATTTAGGGCATAATTCACTATGATATAACTCTGTTACTATCTTTGTAAATAATTGCGATCTGTTTATTTTGTTATCAATTAAGAAATCTCTTAATTTAGTTGGAATAGTTACGTTAACTAAACACTTGCTTATTACGTTGCCTTCAGAATCTCTCTGAGCGGGTCTGCCTACTTGTCTAACCATAATCTCAGAATAGCGTGTGATATATATAATTATATGTATGTAAAATTATATTAGAATTAAGTCCAAGCCCCTAATACTTTCGATAATTCTTATTATAGAAAGTAATATTTAAACCACACGGTTTTAAAAACATAAATAATAAGCCTTCATACAAATAAAAAGAGTTTTACATACATATAATAAATATATAATGTGTTATTTTGTATTATTTACGCATTCCTAAGCCTTTAGAAAGTGTTTCTGATGCGTTTTTGCCCGTATTACTTGCGTTTTGTATGATTGGAAGTAGTTTAGACGCGGCAGCTTGCACGTACCATGGCTGACCGCTTAAATCTTTTGTCATATTATGTAATAAACTTAATTGAGATCCTTCCTCGCCTTTCCCCAATTCTTTAGCAGCATTACCCATGGCACCACTCCAGAATTTTTGTAAACTTTCTCTAGCACGTGGCAGCATAAACTCTTCAAAATCTTGAAGTGTTTGTTCTCTAATGCTCTTAACTATAACTTCTAACCCTTGATTAAGGGCGTCATCAGACTCGGAGCTTAATAACCATAATTCAATCTTTTTCTGTGTCTTTAACGGTATCCAATATGTATAAATGACTAAGTATAATAAGAAGCTCATAATCCATACAATAAGAAATTGTATATCGTTCATTAGAAGAGTTTGTCCTTAACATATTTTAAACTTATATTAAATCCTTTTTGAGTCATACAGGAAACTATCCAAAGAGGTCCGGCCGGTGTGTAATAAGTTCCATATTTCAAATTATCTTTAGCATTAGCGACACAGTCAGCTAAAGCAGTTTGAAATTCATGAGAAGCTTCCAATATAGGTTCTACAGGTTCTAATATATCCTCTTTAGTTGGTATTTTTTCTTCAATCTCTTCTTTGACAGTCTTAACTAAATCTTTTACGGCTTGGGGTATTTCTCCAATAGCATCAACCAATTCAGACCAAATTTTTAAAGCATCTTCAACGCCATCATACATAGAAGCTAAAACAACACCTTTTGGTAAGTTAAGATCTACTGCCGGTATTACTTCAGCTATTGCAATAAATCTTGAAAGAGCTTGAGCCCTTTTATCAAGATTAGTAAAACCATACCATAAGGCACCCTGGACAAAAGGTTGAACTATTGGCATAACTAGTTTAACAGTTTCTAACCAATCTATTTTTTTAACTATTTCGTTAAGTTCTTTTGGAAGTTTCATACAACACGCAAAGAAGCAAATTGTATATCTGAATTACCGCCGCTATTGTTAGTTATTTTTAATTGCATTAGTTTTTGCCCCTTTAAACGGTCTTGAATAAAATAAATATTCCAAACGTCGGCCGTTAATGCTTCCGTTGTGTCTTTGAATAATACGTTCATACTTTGATTATTGCTACTTGTAGAGTCAGCGGCTGATAAACCACCTAAACTAGCGGCGGCGTTAACTGGCTGTAAATTAGCATAAGGATATTGTTCCGGTGCCATAACCGCCTCAATGGCATAGTTTCCCCCGTTACTAACTTTAATAGCAAAATTTAAATCATTAAAACCGGTCATATCAATATATTCATGGTCTGCCTTTTGTGGGCTTAAGACCGTTGCACCATTAGGTATACCGGCATGAACTGGATCTACTAAAAAAATGCTATCCGAAATAGTAACCCCATTCCATTTGCCAGATAGCTTGTCGATAGTTCCAACGTTTAACGCTGGGACTACGTTTTGGCTAACGCTAACATGAGAGTCGACTGCTGACGTGATGAGACCGTCTTCAGATTCCCGACTCCAGGGCGTATATTCTTTTTCTGCCATTATTCGAACTGAAGGGTAACTACTGCGTCAATGGTTGCCGCTGAAGTTGTGGCGATTCCGATCTCTAAACTATTTCCAGATACAACACTCAAGTTTGTATCATAAGCCATAGAGTTAGAAGCGGCCCCACTAGTTATTGCGCTAAAGGCCTGACCAGCAAAAACAGCTGACCCGTCCCTTAAGGAATTTCCTGAGAGCTGACACATAGGAACGAATTCCTCAACTGCGTCAGCGCAAAGGCTAATTGTTATGTGTTTCACCGAACTGACATTTGCCGGTACTGTGAAAGAACTTGAAACGCTAGACGCTCCAAGGTTGTCCATGGCTGAGAATACCCCAGCGGTGGTGGTTAGTTGTGTTTCGGATCTACTTATTACGATTGCCATTTATATTCTGAAGTAAAGTTTACTTCCTCCTAGTTTTAGTTGTGGAAACTGCCTACGTGCGAAAGCTCCTAAGAGCGCCACACCTCCGGCGGTCACTAATGTTTTACGTCCCGTATCGGTGCCAATCATATCTATTGCGTTTCCTGACAAAGTGCCAAACGCTTTTCCTAATTCACCATCGGTTATATCTTTTATGACTCCTTCGCCCCTCATAGATTTAGACGCGGTAGCGTTGTTAAGGTATGCTGCTATTGCTAAACCCGACGCCATACCAGTT